TACCAAGTACTTCGAGTGCTATACTGCCGACAATATGTATCGCTACAAATGCGATGAAGGAGAGAAGTGGGAGGAAATGACTTCGCCAGATGAGGTGTCAATCGGCAAGATACCCGGTGCCTATCTGAATAGGGATTTACCAGTCTATGATGGTCTGTCTGTTTTGAGGGAAGAGATTGAGTACACTCTTTCCCGAAACAGCGACATCATAGCATACAACGCTGCACCAGTGCTGAAGGTTGTGGGCGAGTTGCAGGGTGAAGAGGTTAAGGGTGAGTCTAGGAGACGTTACCGCGTTGAGAACGGAGGTGACGTTGATTACGTTTCTTGGGACCAGTCCATAGAGTCTATGAAGTACCAAGTGGAGAATCTGGTGGACTTGTTCTTTATGCAGGGCCAGATGCCCAACATCTCATTCGAAAAGATGACTGGACTCGGCTCTATCGGATATGACGCTAGACAGACTCTTTTTATGGACGCACACCTCAAGATAGGTGACGAGGCCGGACCTTGGCTTGAGTTCTTGAACAGAGAGTGTAACGTCATCAAGGCCTTCCTCAAGCAGATGAATACCGCTTGGAAGGATGAGGTTGACAACGTGTCGGTAGAGCATATCATCACTCCGTACAACCAGAACGATACAAAGACGGATATCGACAATATGAGCAAGGCGAACGGAGGCAAGCCTCTTATCAGCCACAGAGAGTCAGTCGAGAGGGCAGGACTTACAGAGAATGTCGAAGAGACTATGAAACTCTTGAAGGAAGAGGCCTCTGAAGACGCACAGCAGAAACTCGATGAACTGAACGCAGCAACCACAATTAGAGCTATATGAGAAAAGAACTAGCCAAGTTCCTAGTAAGACTAGCGGACAAGATTTACCCAGAGAAGGTAGCGAGAATACCTGCTATCGAGAACTACAAGGCGAGCAAGATAGGCCTTGCAATCGTCATTTCCACCAACGAGATTAAGAAGTACTCGAAGGAGAAGATGATTTCCTACAGCGAGGCATCGAAGGCCCTCATAGCAGATGCAAAGGATAAGGTCAAGGAGGCTATCTGGCTGAGAATCATTAAGGATTCAATGGTGGAGACCAAGGTCTCATTCACTAAGGACGGAACAGAGGTGTCGGGTTGTCTGAAGGTCTATGACAAAGAAAACGCAGGCAGAAAAAAGAGTATGCCGTGATTGTAGACACGCTACTGATTTCCACGATAGGGCCGCGAACGGAGGCTTCATTCTCTGTAGGTGTAAGTTCTTTAAGTTTTCAAGATTGCTGAACTACGATACTTGCGAGAAATGGCAAAAATCAGAGGGATAAACCAGAAGGCGAAATACGCTGCATTGAACAAGCGAATGGAGAAATACCTACCGCTTGTTCAGTCTGTTTATGAGCATACGGCTAGGGATTTCTCTGCACTTGCTATAATGGCCGGATATGAAGGCAATGAAGGTGCTTTCCACTTTTCCGATTTCCCAGAACTGAAGGGAATGGTGTCGAAGATAATGAAAGACTTCCGTCAAGAACTGACCACCACCATACTGACTGGCACGTCAAAGGAGTGGAGTAACTCCAACGTGGTGCAGGATATGCTTGCTGACAAGGTTCTCAAGTCCTACACGCACGTCATCGACAGAGAGAAATACAAACAATACTATCAGCCGAATAATGACGCATACAAAGCGTTTATAAGCCGTAAAGAGAAAGGTCTTACCCTCTCATCCAGAATCTGGAACCAATCGTTTCAGATGAGGGACGAAATGGAGGAAGCCATATCAGCCGGAATCGAGAAGGGTATGAGCGCGGTCACTCTCTCCAAGAAGGTGAGCAAGTACCTTGCCGATTACCCATTATTGCAGAAGGACTACAAGGAGAAGTTTGGAAAGGCTACAAGGTCGGAGAACTGCGAGTATCGGTCTATGCGTCTTGCGCGAAGCGAGATAAATATGGCCTACCGCACAGCAGAGCAGACAAGGTGGCAGGAGTTTGACTTCGTACTGGGGTATGAGATTAAGACCAGTGGCAGTCATCCTGCCAGTGATATGTGCGACCAACTGCAGGGCCGTTATCCGAAAGACTTCGTATGGACTGGCTGGCACCCGAATTGTATGTGCTATGAAATCCCAATCCTAATGAACGAAGAGCAGTTTCTGGGAGAAGAGGATTCGGAGTATATTACGGATACTCCAGAGAATTTCGACAAGTGGGTAGACGAAAATGCTGAACGTATCGAAGGTGCAATGCAGAGAGGTACTACTCCGTACTTCCTGCAGGATAACGCTGTGTACGTAGAAGACATACTGGAACTGAGCAAGGCAAACAAGGCTCTCACACCTCTGTTGGAGATACCCGATGCACCGATAGACACCTTCATCAAGTTTGGTTATGACCCGAAGGAGATGGTCTATACTATGAATGCTTTCATCGGCTCTAGAGAGATAGACCCGTTTGGTATCATACAGATAAGAGACGAGTTGAGAGATGCTATCATAACTGGGGCAGACCAGACTCCTGCAATGATGAAGTTCAACGCATTGATACAAGACGATGTTGGTGTAGCGGTCAAGTCTGTAAATCATTGGAACGAGTTGAAATCGGCTACAGATTTGAGCAAGATTCCCGAAATGTGGAGAGGCCAGTTCAATGAGTATATAGAAAGGATGCAGAAATACGATATCGCCCACTTCGGCTACAGAGGTGTATGGCGAGACGTAGAGGCCGCATATAATATCTACAAGTTGTCCACAAACGAGGATGCCATTGCCTATGGTCTGACCAAACTGGGAGACAGATACCCTCATCAAATCTTCGAGGTGTTCAAGAAGAACGGAATCGGAACGGAGTTTATGCCCAATCCCGATATGTTCAAGTACAAAGGAGAATTCATTCCTTGGTATGACGGAGTTCTCAGAGCCGGAAATGATAGGTTCTCTGTTTATGCGGGTGCATACTACAGCCCTAGGATGAATAGCGTCAATATCAATAGTCTTTACTTTGATAAGAATATGGGTAGAGGCGGGACTTGTCATCAGCAGGCGGAAACTATATTCTATCACGAATACGGCCACGCTTTGGATGATGCTAATAGTTGGAAGTATGATAAGGGATTCAGAGATTTCTTTGATAAGTTTGCAGACAAGTACAATGGACTTAGCGAAGTGGAACTTCGCGAACTGATAGACAAGGCTTATGACAAGTATGTATATGCTTACGGAGGTATAGACAGATACTCTGAAGAATGTTTGTTAGATTTCTCGGACACCATTCAAGCAATCAGAAAAGACCACTTGAAAGTATCGGGTGGACACGATGACGGATACTATGGTAGACGTAGAGAAGATGGCTCAATGTCTCACAACTTGTCCAATATGTACGCAGAGGTACTTGCTCATATGAACGAGATTTACTGGCAAGGCAATCCAGTTTGGAAATATCTGGATGAAGATTTTTATAACGAAGCATTATTGATTATAAGAAGGCTTTTGGCCACCAAACCATATTAAGTTATGACTCAAGAAGAATATCTGAAATCACTGGGTAAGAATAGTTCATCAGAATTATCGGACAAGCAGATTCTGCATTACTTCATAGAAGGCAATGCTGGCTATACTAATAAGGTCTCAGCACTACGTCTGACATCGAAAGACCTCCTTATGAATATAAACTTCGATAAGGGTGTCAAATTGTTCAGAAGGGTTTTTAACAAGGGCGGTACGCTGACGATTAACTACATAGAGTGTGAAGGAGTTCTGGATGAAGGAAATGAGTTCCCCAAGCCACACTATGAAATGAAGATAGTATGATTCCAATCATACGCATTGAAAGTCCGGGCCTAGCGCTCGGATTTTTTTTGTTCCTACTTGCGATTTTATGTACGAATATTTTGGTATATCAATATTTATTTGTATATTTGGATATACAAAATAACACACAAAAGACTAAGAAGATGAGAGTACAAGAGAATTTGAGAAAGGCCATAGAGAACGAGATTGATTCTCTGATATGGGCAGCAAAAGAGTTCGCAAACGAAATCGTAGATAAGAGCGACTTCAAGGTACTGGTTAAGGGTAGTGAGGTGGCTATCTTGTTCGATGACGGCAATGATGGTCACTCCTACGAATTTGACGAGGAAAGCGGGAAGTTAGAAGCAATCGAGTTCAACTACTACGATAGCGATTGCACCAGAGGTGAGTTAGAGGACTTCGATGAGGTGGAGTTTTAAGATAGTGTTTAACCTAGAATCAAAAGAGCAATGAAGAAGATTAAGAAAGTAGTTATCAGAATCGCCAACGGCAATTTTGACAAGAGAATGGAGGCACGCAAGGCAATCATCGAGAATGAGGCCTATGCAGGAATGGTTAAGTTTTCTGACTCAACGTCAGTAGAGTATGAGGAAGACTTAGAGAGGTCGGAGAAAGAGCCGAAGTATAGGGAGTTCCTCAACAGCATTGATGTGAATGTGGTTTCCCAGATTCAAGCCTTCGGCTTTGAGGCAAGATTCGAGTACACGGAGTACTGGGAAGGCTATGAAATCTACAAGAGCAAAGACGGCTATCCGAGTATCTCCTGCAGGGAGGACGACAAGGCGATAGACGTGATAAAGGAGTTGCTCAAGAATAACGAAGTTGTCAAGGTACACAACGAGTACGAGACCTTCTACGGGGTGGGTTGGTTCAACTGGCTTATGACCAACATCGGAGACTTGACAACAGCGGAGGTACTGAACACTTGGCACGCTTGGGGTCAGTGTGAGCCTTATCCCTCAGACGTTAAACTTACTAGAAAGTGAGAGCGATGATAGAGTACAAGATTGAGCCTTCCAATATGGGCTTTCGAGTTTACAGAAGGTACGAGAAAATCGGTTTCAGAAGTATAGCCAGTTTCGATAGGCCGGGCACTTGGGAAGAGGACGAATGGAATTTGCACTATGACGGATGCGACTATCCGCTTCCCACGTTTGAAGCCTGCAAGGAGAAGTTGGTTGAACTGGACGGATTTGTATGGTCACAAGACCCTTTGAAGAACTACGAAAAAGCGGAGTGCGTGTTCAATGATGACTTGAAGGTCATCAAGAACGAGACACCAGTCAGACTGGAGACGTGGGATGCCACAAGGAAATCGCAAATGGCGATGATTCACGATATGGGCAGAGACCCGATGTTGGGCACTTCAGACGAAGACTGCCTCTATGGGTCTGCAAGAACGATATTCTTGAGCAACGATTTGTCCTACTATGAGCAGGATGACAAGAGGTATGCCAACCCACTCATCCTAAAGGACGGAGAGTTGGTGAAACTGGATAGGAACGGAAAGATTTACAGAGTCAAGTGTATGGGTAGTAACGGAAAGTTCGCGTACTACTCAGACATCTTGCATTTCGAGTTGATAAAGTAATAGAGCAATGGAAACTACGAAAGAAAAAATGAGTGAGTACCTTGAAAGGGTACAGCAGTTACAGAGAATGGCATTGGGGTTCGATATTTCGGTTGGTGTAGAAGTAAGTCTGATAGAAGGTATGTCGGTCATCAACACGCGAATCCACAAGTTTGACGCAGAGCACTTCAAGATAGTTGACTCTCAGTATCCCAATATCAGAGAGTGGGCTAGCGATAGCGAGAATGACCTTGAGATGAAGAGGTTCAAGAATATACTCAAGAAATACGAAGTGCTATGAGTAACAAGTATCTGTACGGATGGAATCTGTGGACTAACTACGGCTATGGGTGGGAGGTTGAGGCCTCCTACTTCAAGCCGGAAAGTAAGTTGTCGGATGTAGCGAGAGACGCTAAAGAGTACCAGTTGGCTGGCGCAAGAGTGAGAGTAACAAGAACGAGAATGCTTAACAGATAAGGTATGAAGAGAAAGTATCATTATGAGTATGAGGTCTACACGGACAACCTATGCTTCGGCAGGATATTTCTGGGCAGGGCCTCAAACAAGACAGAAGCGAATATGATAGGAAACAGCGCCCAGAAGGGTTGTTTCGTTGTCGAACGAGTAAGAGTGAACGACTGATGGTTACAATTACAAAGAACGATTTCATCCTTCATCAGTTGGACAGACGAGTCTACGAAGAATGGAGGTCAAGCAATAACGAGAATCCGTCAGACTACTATGCCACGGCTTTGAAGTGGGTGGGAGATGCTATACGAGGCTTGGGTACGCAGACCTTCTGGGTTGGCGGTGCCTACTGCTGGTACTCTGACGATAAGCAGACGCGAGTCAATGAGGTATTCGTTACCGACAACGGAATCGCTTGCTATATAGATGACGTGAAAGGTTGTTTGTACAGAATAGAGTTTAAGTAAGGACTATGGCTAATGAGAATTTGAATCCAGTTACAAGCGCAAGCCAGACGAAGCGCATATTGGCATACCTGCAGGCGGGAGGCAAGATTACCCCTCTGGATGCCTTGTATAAGTTCGGGTCTATGAGGCTCGGTGCTAGAATCGCGGACATCTCCAAGTTGATTGGACGTCCGGTCAGCAGACAGAGAATCAAAGTTTTCAATGCAGACGGAAAGGAAGTGTACGTTATGCAGTACTATCTATAGACTCTCAGTCTTATTGTGTCTTTCCGAAGTAGGTACGTTGTGAAACGTGCCTATTTTTATGTATATGCAAAAAAATTTGTATGAAAGTATTTGTTCATCAAATAGTTTGTCTAACTTTGTCCGTAAGAATCTATTTTCAATCAATAAGAATCAAAGGTATGAGTCTTAAAGACAAAGTATTTGCTAAGTTGAAGACCGAGGCTAAGAGTTTCGGTTACAACAAGAAGGAATTGGAGAGTGCCGCTGCTACCATTGCCGACAATCTCGACCTTGATGAAAATGCTTCCGAAGAGGATGAGGATGCAGCAGTTGATAAATCAGTCAAGGCTTATCTGCCTCTTCTGAAATTAGGTCAGTCCGCTTACGGACGAATGGTCAAGGCATACAAAGACCAGCACGCTAGTGGCGATGATGACGATGACGATGATGATGGCAACCAAGACGATGATGACGATGATGATTCAAAGTCAAAGGGCAAGAATTCAAAGTCAAAGGGTAAGTCCAAGGATGATGACAAGACTCCCGAATGGGCAAAGGCTATGTTGGCCAATGTAGAGAGTTTGTCGAATGAGGTCAAATCATTGAAGGCAGAGAAGGCAACTCTGGGCAGACGCGCAAAGTTGGAGGCTCTGGTCAAGGATACTGGCATCTTCGGAACATCCACCTTGAAGAACTTCGACAGAATGACATTCGATGACGATGACGCATTCGATGAGTTCTATTCGGAGGTTGAGCAGAATCTCAAGGACTTGAACCAAGAACGTGCGAACGAAGGTTTGGGCAAGTTAGGCGCACCACCTGCTGGACCGGGTAAGAAAGATACTCGCAAACCAGAGGAAGCCACCGATGCCGAACTGGATGAGATTGCCAACAATTTCTAATCTAAAACATCAAAGAAATGAACATTCCAGATTTGAAAAGTCCCGAAGAGATTATCGACTATGGTATGGATGATGTTGTTATCCGTCACTATATAGCCGGTATCGTTGGAGGCAAAACCCTCAATATGGAGGGCTACACTGAAAATGTGCTCAAGGCTGGTCACGTCATCATCTATGACACCGTACTCGATGAGTACAAGCCCATGCCTCTGAGTGGCGATGCTTACGGCTCACTTCCTGCTAACCACGTTTACGCAGGTGTGCTTGTCCGTTCAATTCTCACCAAGGAGCCGTTTGCTGCTATTATGTACGCAGGCGAGGTCAACGATGTTGCATCTCCTTATTCCGTAGCGTCTATCAAGGACGCTTTGAAGTCTGCTCTCCCGCAGTTGGTATTTATGCACGATTAAAAACTAAGACGCTATGAACGAGTCATTATTTATCGAATTTGTGGCTAAGTTTTTCCCGAAACTTCAGCCTCTGATTGAGAAAATCAATGGTAAGCGCAACAAGCCTCTTGAGTATCTGCACAAGACTATGCTGCGTACCGAGTACAGCGCAGACCAGAAATGGGAAAGCGCTTCTATCAACAGCACTTATGTTGCTGCCGATATCGTGTCAATGGATTCACCCCTGCCCGTAAAGAAGCGTGACGTTGTTGCTCACAGCAACGGAAAACTTCCGAAGGTAGGTATGAAGAAGGTGATGAAGGAGACCGACATCAACGCTATCAACATTATGAAGGCTCGCGGAGCCAGTTTCGCTCTGATTGCCACCAAACTGACAAACGATGCTTACGCTTGCTCAGTCGGCATTGACGAGAAGAACGAGTTGAACTTCCTTACTGCTCTGTCAGACGGCTACGTTCTGGTGCAGGATGAGGACAACGCAGGTCTTGCTCTCCGCGTATCATTTGAGTTCCTTCCCGACAACTGCTTCGGTGTTGAGACTATTGGCGAGTTGACTCTCGATGACATCAAGAGAGTTCTGACCAAGGCTGACGCTGACGGCAATGCTATCTCAACTATCTGCATCGCCCTTTCGACATACAATAAGTTGAGAGGTACTCGCGGTGCTAGGGAGTTGGTTGCATCGTATATGGGCCAGACCTATACAGCCGAGACCACTCTGCCCGTGCCTCCTGCCAAGACCTTCGATGAGGCCTTTGCTGATGACAACAACGGAGTTCAGTTCCTCAAGATTGACCGCTCTGTCATCGTTGAGATGAACGGAAGCCGTAAGTCAATCAAGCCGTTCAACCCGAACAAACTGACATTCCTCGTTGATGCTAATGAGGTAGGTGCTCTCGTTTGGGGTACTCTGGCTGAGGCTACCAACCCCGTAGGCGGTGTTGTTTACACAACTGTAGACGGATACAAACTGATAAGTAAGTATTCGAAGACAGACCCGCTGCAGGAGTTCACAGCAGGACAGGCTCTGGTACTGCCGGTTCTTGAGAACATTGACCAGATTTACTCACTCGACATCACAGACGCACAGCCAGTTGATGACGATGAGCAGGAGGGTGATAGCACTATCACAATCTGGGGTCACAATTATCTCAAGAGTGAGGTAACAGCCGCTATGGGTGCTATGGGTATCGTTCCTCTGGGTTCAACTGACGCTGCATACATCAAGACTATCAATGACCTTTCCGCAAAGGACGAGGCTCGTCTGAAGAAGGCTCTGGTGTATCTCCCCGAAGTTGACCCAGCAACTCTGACTTTCGCTAAGACTGCCGACACTACTGGTAAGACCGTGACCGTTGACACCAACGCTCCCGCTAGCGACATCGCTGCCGCAACCGTAAGCGCAGGTGATGCTGCTTGGATTACTCCTACTATCAGTGGTAAGACAATCACAGTGAAGGTTTCTGCCAACTCTGAGTCAGAAGCACCTGCCCGCACTGGCAAGGTAACTCTGTCAATCGGTGGCAAGACCGCTGAGATTTCTGTAAGTCAGGCTGCTAACACCTAAGAGAGATGAAGACAATCCTCCAATCACTAGTCGATGAGATATACTACCCTATAAGTGAGGGCCTCATCGAGAATAAACTCATCAAGAGGGAACTGACTGGAACCACCGAGTTCACTAAAGAGGTCGCTGAGTCCAAGAAGTACAAAGGTGCATTGGCGGATTGCCTTATATCGCTCTTGCAAGCCATAAACGTCTCTGAAGCGGACAAGTCTGTTGGTGCTTACACCGATGCAGACAAGAAATTCATCCTTGACTGGGCAAACAAGTTGTATGGGGAGATTGACGAACCCCTCGTGACTATGGGCGCACCGAAGGTAACGATATGTAGTTGATATGGCAGTATTGAAGTTCAAATCTGAGTTCATAGAAACCGCTGTGATAGGCCAAGGCTCTGTCGCAGACAATGGGGACTACACTCAAGGTCAGACTTCGTGGGGCAGTAAGGAAAGTTGTGACGCGGTACTGAACAACGGCTCATCCCAACTGATTTCAGTGGAGGACGGCAAAGCCATTTCGTACTCCTACACAATCTATCTGAAGGCCAAATGCAATGACTACAAAATCGGTGACAAGGTTAGAATCACGTTCAGAGATGGGACTCAGAAAGAGTTCTTGGTAAAGGGAACAGATAAGAGGCAGTTGCAGTGTAAAATCTATGTCTGACATTAGTAAACGCATTGACGATTTCTTCGTACGAGTTGCGGAGATACTCAAAGAGGAAATATTGAGGTCACTCTCATACCTCGGAGAGCAATGCGTTGCTAAAGTCAGAGACAGAGACCAATCGGTAAGTTGGATAGACCATACCACGAACCTCAGAAGTTCTATCGGTTATGCAGTCTACGAACAAGGAAAGGAGGCCATTCAGTCGGCTTTTCAAGGGACGGTAGAAGGTATGACCGCTGCACAGCAAATGCTGGCAGAGTTGGCCAAACAATACGCTGAGACATACGCTTTGGTGGTTGTAGCCGGAATGGACTACGCATCATATGTCGAAGCGATGGACAGCAAGGATGTCTTGGCATCAACGGAACTCTGGGCAAAGCGGGAGGTTCAGAAATATCTCGAAATGGGCCTCAAGAGGGCAGAGAAACGAATAAACGCATTGGAAGTATGAAGAATGACGAAAGGATAAAAGACGATGTGTACGCATACATCAAGACCAGCGACCTAATGGGTAGCAATGGTGTTAATGGTGTGTTACGCAAGACTTCGAGGCCCTTGGATTCCAATACGGAGGATGTGGTAATCTCGATTCTCGCCAATGAGTACGGACAGACGCAGGAGGCATTTGTCAATGTCAATGTGTTCGTTCCAGACCAGTTGAGAGAGAACCAGTACGAAGAGGACACTGCAAGGCTTCGCGCATTATGCGACCTTTGCTTCCAAGTGCTTGAGAGTCATCACGGAGTCGATTATGACTTCTGGCTTGACACACAGAGAGTCTTTCCAGTAGAGGGAAAGAAAGAGCATTTTATCAATAACAAGTTGTTGTACAAAGTAATAAACGAGTAACTATGAAATTGAATTGGGGCAAACCTAGAATTATAGTTAGGAAGTGTAGCGATGTTACACCTAACCCTAACCCGTTTATTGAGTTTCCGACTCCCGTACAGAGTTCAACAGTGCTCGACACTACCAAAGGTGACAAGACCGAGGCAAAGGTCGAGGGCGGTGAGAATGAGGATGTTCGCTACAACCGCAACACCTACGCTCTGACTACCAGAATCAGAACACTCAAGAACAGACTGAAGCCTATACTCGATGACGATGGCATCATTCCAGACGAGTATGAGGTTTACGTTCAGCCGGAAGACCCGACAGCCGTTGGTATGTTTATGGCACGTTCAACCGCGTCAGAGGCAGACCAGTTCAACGCAGATGACGGCGGTGCTTGGGAGTATGTATTCGATGCACTGAAGAACCCCGAAACTGGAAAGGGTCAGGTTCAGTGGGGTATCGTTACAATCACAGAGAGCGGTGGCTCTATCACTGGTGTAACCTTCACACCTGCGGGTGCTATAGGTGCTACACCTAATGTGCTTCTGTTCTCTGAGGACGCATCAGCAAGCGGTATTGACGTAGCCGTAACCGAGACTGGTGTAACAGCCACACCCAGCGAGAACTGGTGTACTACCTCCGTGGCAGGTAAGGTTGTTAAGGTCAAGGTGCAGGCTAACAGCACCACATCCGAGCGTGCTTGCGTTATCACTCTCGCCAAGGGCAGCGACAGAGGTTACATCTCTGTCAAGCAGGAGGCTGGTAGCGGTCAGTAACAGAGTCCTTTGCCAGTTGGCGGTTAAACTGGCAACATCGCGGGATAGCGCAGCGGTAGCGCGTCTGATTCATACTCAGAAGGTCGGCAGTTCGAATCTGCCTCCCGCAACTAAAGTTCTTTGAGGTTATGGATAAGTATGTCGATATGGATTTGATAGATGCCGTTCTCGAAAAGCCAATCGGTTTTTCGATAGGTAGAAGGCATCTCAATCTCTATCAACCCTCACTCGGTGCCAAACTACTCATATCACGAGCATTAGAGGCCCTACAAGTCGACAACAGCATTTTCCAAACCAATCCCTTCACAGAAGCGCTTCGGCTATGTTCGACCAAGAAGGAAGAAGTAGCCAATCTGATTGCTCTCAAGACATTGAGAAGCAAAGACGATTTCTTTAACCCAGTTCTCATCAAAAGCAGGGCCGGACTGATAAGCAAGGAACTGGACACGGAAGACCTCGCCAGATTATTCTGTGTCGCTATCACGGATAATGACGTAGAGAGATTCCTAGAACATATAGGACTGAATGATGACAAGGAGAAAAGAATGAAGGTCATCAAGTCCAAGAGCCGTAAGAATACAATGATATTCGGAGGCAAGTCCATTTATGGTGTTCTGATTGACGAAGCGTGCCAGAAGTTCGGTTGGACTCTGGATTATGTTGTTTGGGGCATATCCTATACGAACCTCAAGATGATGCTTGCTGATGTCATCAGCGATGTCTATCTGACTGACGAAGAACTGAAGAATCTGAATAAGGGAGACTCGTCTGGCGCAATCAGTGCGGACGATATGACGAATATGAATATGATTCTCCAGATGAACTGGGACTAGGAAACGGATTGAGAATACAAAATACAGAGAATAATGGCAGGAATGAAGTTTGACATAATGGTTGGCGATGAGAACGTAAGACAAAGACTTTCTCAGATAGACGCTGGCATTAAGGAGACTACAAAGACCGTAGAGGATAGCGGTAAGACTATGGAGGACACCTTCAAGAAGGTCGGTGCCGCAGCAGCCGGAATGTTCAGTGTCGCTATGGCCAAGGAGTTCGTCTCCAAAGTATATGAGGTAAGGTCATACTTCCAAGACATCGAGTCCTCGATGAAGGTATTTCTGGGCAGTGAGGAAAAGGCAGTCAAGTTCACGAAGGAACTGAAGGATTATGCTTGGTACAATATGTTCGAGTTCTCGGAACTGGCAGACGCATCCAAGCAACTCATCGCATACGGCAACGAGGTAGAGAGAATAAGCGGTAAGGGTGGAATTCTCGACCAGTTGTCCAATATAGCCACAGCCACGAAGCAACCCCTAATGGAGTTGGTCAATATGTGGAACAAGGCCAAGAACATCGGCTATGTGGACTCCAAGGCTATGATTACTTGGGCCAGTCACGGACTGGTACTCAACGATGTTCTGAAGGAAATGGGTGAGACCGTCAAGGGTAACACCATAACCTTCGAGCAGTTGCAGATGGCTATTGCCCACGTTACGGAAGAGGGCGGTATGTTCGCAGGTATTATGGATGAGATGATGCCTAACCTCTCATCCTCTGTCGGTCAGTTGCAGGATGACTTGGATTCTATGTTCAATGAGATAGGTCTTGCTATGCAGGACACTATGAAGGCCGGAATCGAGTTTGTTAGTAAACTTGTTAATAACTACAAGGAGATAGCAAGCGTACTGGGCGATGTCATCGTAGTGTACGGAACATACAAGGCAGCACTGCTTGCGACTACTGCCGTTGAGAAGGCTAGTGCCTACTGGACTGGAATACTGACAGAGGCCGAGATGATGAACAAACTGGCCACAGAAGCAGAGACCATAGCAAAGGGCAAGGCAACCGCGGCAACTATCATCCTTCAGAGAGCACAGCAGGCTCTGAATGCTACACTCCTTTCCAATCCCTATGCTCTGGTGGCTGCGGCTTTGGCATCCCTTATAGTTGTTGCTATAAGATTCCAAGACACAATGCGTTCAACGGAAGAAATCTGTGATGATTTTGAGACTTCGATGAACGAGTTGAAGGATTTGGATGAAGAGGCCAACTCAATCAATGCACTTGCAGATGAGTTTGATGAACTAAAGGGAAAGATAGAACTTTCGGCTGATGAATCAGACAGACTTCTGGAAGTAACAAGAACTTTGGCTGGATTTATGCCTACGGCTATTGATGGTTATGACCAGTACGGAAATGCCATTGACCTCAATACAGAAAAGGTAAGAGAGGAACTGCAGGCTAGAATAGAAGCGCAGAGGATTGTTACAGAGACTCTCAAGAAAGAGGCGGAAGAGAAGAAGAAGGCTCTGGAGGACGAGTTGGAGGAACGTAGAAGGGTTTACCAAGATGGCAAGATGACTTATCCAGATGTTGCTTCGTCTGTCCCAATGGTCGGTGTTACAAGTATGTTTCAAGAAGCCGGACCAGAACAGAAGTTTGCAGCAGCACAAAGGGCCGAAGAGATATCGAAAAAGTTGGATAAATTGAATAATGACTTGAGGAATTACGATAAAATCTTGTCTGGATATTATCAGCATTTATCTCAAGTTACTGGCTCTTTGAGTGGTAAGAACATAGACCAACTCAAACAGATAAAGGCTGCTCTTGAGGAACAGATAAAGAGCGGAAAGAAAGGCCAGATGACGGTAGGGGATTTCTTCTCCTATGACTTTACTGGTGCATCTGACGAGTTTATGCAGGATGTCCTTGATGCCGTAGAAAGAAAACTCCCTATGGAGGGCACTACGAAGGATGACTCCAAGCAACTTGAGAAGATACGTCAAGAAGAGCATAAACTGACTGAGGTTATCGCCCAAGAGGAAAGGAACAGACTCAAGTCGGCAAAGGAATCCCAATCCAGACTGGAGGACGCCAGGATAGCCGCGATGACTGACGGAGTTCAGAGGGCACTGGCATTAAGGCAGAAGGCAGACCAAGATGAACTGGATGAGGTTGAGAAATCACGTCAAGACGAGATAAGGTCATACATAGAATCTGAGAAGAAGATTTTCGACCAGAGGGAGAAACTCAAGAAGGCTCAAGATGATTCCTATGTAGTCCAGTTCTTTGACGAAGATTCTGTAGACCTCTCGAAGATAAACGCATACTGGGACAAGTATCTCGAGTTCGTCAAGCAGAGACAGCAGGTCGAGAAGCAGGAGACAGCCGAAGATGCTATGAACGAGTATCTGGCCAAGTGGGGCAAGACAGAGGAAAAGAGACTGGCCACAAAGAAGATATACGAAAAGAAGATACGCGAAGCGGAGACGGAAGGAGAGAGGTTCTCATATCAGAGGGAAATGATAGAGGCACTAGCAGAACTTGACCGCAAGGCTATGGGTTCATCGGCATTACTGGTTCGGTTGTTCGAGGACACCAAGAAGAAGTCTCTCAAGGAACTGCGCGAGTTATCCACAAAAGGTGCAAAACTGCTTGAGTTCTTGAAGAAGGGTAAGTGGGACCAGACTATGGGTAACGTGTTCGGTATCACGAAGGAGGTCTTTGACGAGATACGTCAGTCTCCAGACGAACTGAAGGATTTGTCAGATGCACTGGATGACTTGGATGACAGAATCGAAGAGGTTCTGCCTCCTATAGAGCAGGCTACCCAAGCCTTGAAGGATTTGTTCGCGGCAGGTGGAGATACCAACCTCGCTACAGAGGCTATCTCGAATCTGTCTACGGCTACTGGCAAACTGAATGACGCAACATCAGTATTGAGCGCATCCTTTGAGGCCATAGGCAAACTCACTAACAGCGACAAGTTGAGTGATTATGCCAATACCCTCAACGGCATAGCCAACGTCATCAGCGGTGCGGTATCTGGCGCACAAGCAGGTGCTGCCGTAGGCGGTGGTTATGGTGCTATCATAGGTGCTATCTTGGGCGGTGGCACTTCTCTGATTACAGAGATTGACAAGAATGTAGACAATGCTGAGAATAAGAGGATAGAGAAACTCAGAAATGATATAGAGACTCTCTCAAGGGCCTATGAGGAACTGGACAGAGCCATAAGCAAATCCTACTCGAACAAGCAGAGCCAACTCTATGAGCAGGAGGCACAGAACCTCGAACAGCAGAGGGAACTGGTACAGAAGCAACTTGAAGAGGAACAATCCAAGAAGCACGTTGACGAAGGTGCGTTAAGCGACTACCAGAAGCAACTGCAGGATTTGGACAACAAGATTGAAGATACCAAAGAGAAGGCCATTGACGCTATCATTGGTTCTGATGTCAGTTCAGCCATAGAGTCATTCGCTGATGCTTACGCAAGCGCGTGGGAGAACGGAGAGAACAAGGCCACATCTGCCAGAGATACGGTTGTCAAGTTGATGAAGGACACGGTAAGAGAGGCAATCAAGGCCGCTACAGAGTCATCTGGCATTATGGCTGAGATTCGCAAGAAGATGGCAGAGTATATGTTCGACAACGTACTTGAAGACTTCGAGCAGAAGGAACTCTTGGATATGGCCGACACTCTCCAGAAGCAGATAGACGATGAGTTCGGATGGGCAGACGGACTGATGAGCGGACGTACAGCCGGAATCACTAGCGGTTCATCGAAATCCTTGAGTACTATGTCAGAACAGACTGGCTCGGCTCTGGAGGGTCGGTTTACGGCCTTCCAATCCAGTAACCAAGACATTGCAGATAGTATGAGGTCTTCTCTGGCGATATTCACGTCAATGCTCACGATAGCCACTTCTAGCAACGGCTATCTGAGCGACCTCGTTGAGCAGGCAGTAAGGAGTAACATCTATCTCTCTGACATAGCGAAGTACACAAAGAAGATGAGTGGTTGGGATGAGACTTTGGATGAGATAGCAAGCAATACAGAAAATCTTTGATTATGACTGGAGAATTATTCATAAATGGTCAAGATGCGTACTCAACGTGGCACGCTTACTTGGATACTACTGGGTTGTCGGCTCTGATGACACCGCCTCCTGCAAAGGAGTATATCATCGAGGAATCGGCACTCAACAACGGAGAGACTATCATAGACGATAGGGAAGACTCGAAGATAAAACTGGGTGCAAGGGAAATCCAGTTGGTCATCTGTTTCAGCGCGAAAGACGCTTCTACGTTTATGTCCAGATATGCCAGTTTTTGCACTGAGTTACAGAAGGGCAAACTGAATATCAACACTAAGTATCAGCCGACCACGCTTTACAAGTGTTGGTATGTCAGTTGTCAGCAGTTTACCCAGTTCAGACAAGGAATGGGCAAGTTTATGCTGAGGCTCATCGAGCCAGACCCCACAGACAGAACAATGCCTCAAAATAGTTGATTATGGAGTTCAGCAGTATAAAGAAGATACTCAAGCAGAATGGTGCTTGTAATGACGTAGACCGCGTAAGCAACTATGAGGAACTGGCGAACGTGTTCTTCTCGGCCAGAGGTGCGGAGTACGTCATAAACAAGCGTTTTCCAGATTATAATCTGTTCAAGGAGTACAAGGATGATGTAAGGCCTTACGGAATCTATGTCGATGAGAACGATGTCGATTTCTCGAAGGGTTACAATTTCTGCTTGGTGGGAAAGACGGAGAACAAGGCAGTCCTTACTGGCACGAAGAGTGTCTACAAGATTTACCTCATTCACGGGGCGAAGGTCAGAATCGAGGCCAAGGGATATGCTGTGGTCAAGGTTGTCAAACTGACCGATGACTGCGACTATGAGTTACATAACGATTCAAAAGTTGTTATGCTATGAAGATAAAGAGAGGAAATACAGAGGTACTGGAATTTAACTTGAACAAGGACTGCAAGCGAGTCTGCAAGTTAATGGAGGCTGACGAGATAAGTGTCAAGTTCAGTCGGGCAAATGCCATACACCTCAAGATAGGAGACTATGTGGTATATACGGAGAACGGCACAGACCTGCAGTTCGTCCTCAATCGTCCGTATAGTCCCAAGAGGAACGTAAGGAACGGAGCCTACGAATATGAAGTTACCTTTGAAGCCTACTACTACAAGTGGCAGAACAAGATTCTGAAGTACAGACCTTCATCTGGCGCAAGCGAAGCCTCCTTCGGACTGACGGAGGTTATCGGTGTTCACGCACAGATGTTGCTGTCCAACATCCTCGCTGTCGAGGGTTCGGGGTCGGGTTGGTCGGTTGTAACCGATAACACCATTACTAGCCAGCAGAGGGAAGTCCAGTACTCGAATACCAGTATATTGGATTCACTGGGAAAGATTGCAGAGGCCTTCAAATGCGAGTGGTGGGTTGTGGGCAAGGTGGTTCACTTCGGCACTTGCAACAACGGCAACGAGGCTGTAGAACTCTCTCTGAACGGCAACGTGTCGGATATGAAGGAGTCCAAGTCCAATGACGTTTACGCAACTAGGATATATCCCTTCGGTTCGGATGTCAATATCCCAGACCACTATCGCAAGGTGCTTCAGTTCAAAGTTGATTGGAAGAGCGAAACCGAAGACCACTATATCAGACTGAACAAGCCAGTGACTCCAGATATGTTTGACGGCATAGGAGGAACTGGAGATGTGTCGGTATGGAACTGGATAGCCTATCCGCAGGGTAGAGACTGGAGGACCAACTGGCAGGACCACCAGTCGGGTTCAAACCTCGAATGGAAGTATAACTGGAGAATGGATGTACAGCAGAGTGGCAGACAGACATTCGATAGTCCGATTACTGGCCGGATTCCCTGCTACATAGATGCTTTCACTATGGGTGTGAGACTGAAGGCTCAAGTGAAGTATCTGAACGGCACTTACGGCTCGGTTGACAGATATGCTTCAGTCAGCGCGAAGATAGTTCCGTATATAGCCAATAGCCAGAACGCTGGCCAGCAGCCGATGTCTCTGCTCACTTCTGCACCAGAGGCTGTTTCGGCCTATTCCAATTATCTGGAGAAGGCCTATCCGAATATAAGACAGAAGACCTTGAGTCTGATGTATGATACTCTGTACTTCGAGATAAGCGATTACATAGAGACAGAGCGCTTGCCGTTAGACCCTCTGGCAATACTCAATCTGACTGGTGTAGACTGCTGGAGAAACAGCATTAGCGGTAAGATATATACTAACAAGGAGATGACCACAGAGATAACTCCGCAGACGATTCAGCAGGGTTATATCTACATAGACCAGTTTACTGGCGAGTGGTGGGGTTGGCAAGCAAACGGCTACTGGGAGGATTTCACACCCATTTGCTATGTTGAACTCTATGCGGGTGCTGCAACTCTGACCTTCGGCTCATCAGAAAAGAGTATGGAGGTTACTACCAACAAGGGCACGATGGTTATCAATCCAGAGATGTTGCCTTCATTGGACGATGACAGCCACCTTCTGTCGGTAGAGGGAGACTGGAGTGCAGTGAACGTAGGAGACACAATCATCATAGATGACCCGATAAAAGCCAATATTCCTACTGGGTGGTTCGAGATAAAGGACAGAGACGATAGCGTCAAGGTCGGTGTGGTAAGCAGGAACTTGAGACTTCCAGATATAGGAGACTCGGTTGATACCACCACAGAGCCGGGAATCACGATAACGAGCAATTACGTTCAAGATACATCGGTCAATGACTCTGATGTGGTTGAAATGGTTGCTCTGTTCCCAGATGAGTTTCCGAGGTTTGTGATTAACAACTACTCCGTAGAAGCCAAGACTATATGGAAGAAGTACCAGAACTCTGATGAGGAATATGAGATGCTTCAGTATTACCTCACTATACCTTCGTTGGCCGGATTCGACCCGAAGTATATTATAGGCGAACTGAAGATAGTGTTCCTTTCGGGTTCACTGGGCGGTATGACATTTGAACTGGCCTTCGTGGAGTCAGACGCAAACGGAGGTGTCTTTGCCATTGTGCCTAACGAGGAATACGGACGCGGACTGCCAGATGAGATTGCTCATCCTGCAAGCACCGCCCCGTTGGATTCGTTCGTCATAACTGGAATCGACACTACGTTCCAAGAGGCGGGTTCGATAGAGGACGCAGAGGAATCCCTTCTGAACTCTGCTATCGAGTCTCTGAAGCAGATTCTGAACTACAAGAAGGCTTACGATGTATATCTGATGCCTTCATATGCGAAGGAGAACTTCAATCCTATCGGAACGGCTGTCTCACTGGTGAATGACGCGATGTTTGCCACCAGTCTGACCTCAAGGGTTTACGGCTATGAGTATCCGTTGGACAAGCGGTATAGGAACTTCGTCTGCTATGTGGGCGATTCATCCAAGTACTCAAGGCTCGATTCTCTGGAGGCCAAGATTAACTCTATGGACGTGACTGGCCAAGTGTATAGTGGCGGTGGCGGTTCGCAGGGAGTAAGCATCCAGATTATCAAGTCCACTGATGACACAGAGGCAACTGACGATAATGTTTACTCTGCTCTGAAGGCCGTCAATGAGTTCTTGAGCAGGACTCACGATGACACTATGAACGGCAAGTTGACCGTGACCAAAGGAGTCAAATCGGAGACGGATGTAGAAGCGGAGAAGGATGTCAAGGCAGGAGGAAATATGCAAGCCGGAGGCGGTATGTCCGCAGGTGGCATAGCAGACCTTCTGAAAGGCAGTGGAGGCGGTCAAGGGACGGTGAAGGGTGTCAAGGTTGGCCCGAACGGACAGGTGAACAACCCAGACCAGAACGGAGTAGTTGAGATTCCTCCATATCCGACTGGCCCAAGTGTGGTTGCCTATGATGACCTTGACAACGAGAGCGTGGAAAATACCTCAAGGGTTGCTACGGCTTTTGGTGTTGCCATTGTAAAGGACAATATAGGTGTTGAGAAACTTCCGACCTATGACCCAGAGAAGGTTGACGGATATTACAGAGGAAACGTGGTGAAGGTGCGTGAAGGTTCAAAGTGGGTAGGATATAGGTTCAAGTTAAGGACTCCTATGGGAACGGCCATAGGTGGCAGGGTAGAGAGACTGACATTCGAGACTCTGGCCAATCCGCTGAACATTGTGAACATTGAAGATATTTTGGTGTAAACGTAAAAGCATAAAGATATGATAGATAACATTGACGAGTATTCCGAAATGTGGGCGAACGGCCAAAACATCGGAAAGTTATGGGACATCATTAAAGCGAAGTTTGTCGCTGGCTACCCCGGTGACGGAGATACCACATCCCACGTTATAGACCAGAGTGGCTATGGCGAGAGGTGGTTCACGCAGGCAAGAAAGAATATCGGTCTTCCGAGAAGCACCTTCGTAGACGATATGTATGTAGGCAGGGCAAAGTCGGATGAGTTGGGACACAATATAAAAGATTCCTTTGGGCATACGATAGACATCAACAACGGCTATCTGCGTCTTATGAACTATAAGGCAACTCCTACTTCGTTGGCCACGATAGAACTTAATGCCAATGACGGACTCGTTCAGTTGAAAAGCGGTAAGATTCCGTTGTCTCTGTTCCCAGATGCTATCGCAGGTCAGATGCTTTTCGCAGGTACGGTAGACGAGTTTATAGACCATAGTTCTGCCTCACCTGCCACCAGTGTCGATTTGCTCAAGGTCACTCTGACGGATAACGCAGCAAATAAACTGCACGAAAAGATATCTGCTATCACAACCTCGAACAAGGTGGTGTATCTGACTACTGCGTCTTCAAGCGGAACGTATAACAGCAAACCTATGGTTTCCTATGTCGATTGTGAAGGTATGTACTTCCTCTGGACATCGAATGCCATAGCAAGCGGTCAGACTTCACGCGAATGGTCGGGTGAGAGATTCCAAGTGGGTGACTGGTTGGTTTCAGTCGGTGGCATAACCGCGCAGTCTGGTGAGGACGGCTGGAGGAAGATTGACAACACAGATGCAGTCACTTCAGTTGCAGGTATCAACGATGCAAACGTGAACACCTCGATATACGGCACACCGACTACAACTGGTGCTGTAGTTATGAACGCAGGACGTGTCCGCGCTCTTGATACTGGCTTGCCCAATAACACACAGACGGTTGCCGGTAATGTCCAGTTCAACAAGGACGTTTGGGCATTGGGAGGTCTTGCAGCATATGGTATATCAGACCTCACAAGAGGTGGCGGAGGTGGCGGTGGTCTCTCTGGTAGCATCTTGAGAGACTGGGCCAACTTCAACCCCAATGACGAGACTCAGATACTCGGCTCAAATCTGGGTATCGAGGCCTTCCAGATGTCTGGTAGCAAGATGCAGTTCAAGAGAAACAACGCTTGGGTAGACGGCTTTACCCTGCAGGCTGCTAACATCCCCAACCTCGATTTGACGCAGATAAACGACACTACCGAACTCCGCAAAATTGAAACCCTCTCGGCTACGGGTACACCAAGTGGTTTCTTAAAGAGGGCTTCAAATGGCACTTGGTCATTTGACACCAATTCGTATGCGCTTGCGAGTGCGCTGAACGACTATCTGCCGTTGACGGGCGGAACAATAGTGGGAAGCACAAGCGCTCCTTTGATAATACAGAGCACGAGCAACAACAACTATGTGTCTGTTCAGTTGAAGTCCAAAAACCATTATAGGAATTTTGGATTAAATGATAATGGTGATTTGTTTACTACAAATCTTGATGGATGGGCTAATGAATATAAGATTTGGCACGCAGGCAATATGGGTGCGGGTTCAGGCCTTAATGCGGACAAACTTGACGGAGTACACGCAAGTGAGTTATTCACGGTGTTGGAGAATGACAATGACCAACTCTCGGCTACGATAGGAACAACTAACAAGAAGTTGACCTTGGACTACGCAAAGAAAACCTCAAGGATGCGTACCGAACTCAAGGCCGACCAAGAGTTCGTCTATCGCCAGAGTCCTCAGACCATTGACGCTGACTCGCTTGTGATTAACAAGTTCAAGGGTAGGACTTTGGCGTGGAATCAGAATGCGAAAGCATTTGCGGGCAGTAACTATATTGGCTTTGGTGATAGCGGAGCAAGTACTTCTTATAGCGATGGCGTTATTACTATTACCATAACAAGGAATAGTGGTGTAACTCCGTATTTGAATGCCAATACATGCAAAAATAGCATCACTGGTCATAAATACATATTTGGCTTTTATGCTAAAGCCCAGTCGTCAACTGTCTATACTATTAACGGTGGCGGTAGTTTTACCGTCGGCACGTCTTGGACTTTCATTAAAAGACTATTTACTGCATCGGGAAATAGTGTGTTTTACTGGTTTATTAACAATAGCACGACAGGTTCTCAGCACCAAGTGAAAAATCCTATTTGTATCGACTTAACTTTGATGTTTGGAGTAGGCAACGAACCCTCAACAGTAGAAGAGTTTGAAGCCTTGTTCCCCAATGCTTATTATGAATACAATGCAGGCGAATTAAGGAACAATGATGCCAAGCAGTTTGAGAGTGAAGGATTTAATCTGTGGGATGAGGAATGGGAAAGAGGTGCTATAAATGGTAGTACTGGAGATAAATATGACGATACCAATGCAATAAGAAGTAGAAATTATATCTCTATCTTCCCAAACAGCGCTTATTGTTTCAGACATACTCAAGATATAAATGTCGCTACATATTATTATGATGCGAATAAGAACTTCATCTCCTCAGATTGTCCAAACGCTGGAAATGTTGCTGCGACATTTACCACACCTTCAAATGCAGCATATTTGTTAATTAAAATTGGTGCAGCAGCAAGTCCTGTTACTAAATATGCCAATGATGTCTGCATCAACCTCTCCGACCCCGCCAAGAACGGCACATACGAGCCATACAGACGCATTGTTACCGACTTGAACTTGGATGCTATTCAAGTTAAGAGTCATAATATCTGGGATGAGGAATGGGTGAACGGATACTACAACACCACAAACGGCAATTTTGTGTCATATAACGCAAGCATTTGCTCCAAAAATGCTATTGCGGTCTTTCCTTCAACGAATTACTGCTTTAATAAAGACGCGGTAAGCGGAGTTATTTTCTATGATATAAACAAAAATTTTATCAGTTCGTTAGTGAACTTGGCCTCTTTGGGCAATCAATTTACTACGCCTACAAATTGCTATTATGTTCAGTTCTATTGTTCAGACGCTTATAGTTCTACTTATAATAATGATATTTGTTTGAATGAAAATTCCGCCTTCAACGGCCGATATGAACCGCACGGAATACTCACGATAAACGGATTGAAACAAGCGGGTAGTGTGTATGATGAGATTGTAGGGAATAAGTTTATACAGAGAGTGGGGAGTGTGGATTTGGGAAGTTTAGGTTGGTACTATTATAGTAGTGGTTCACTTCTATATTCTTCAGATATATCTGCACTTGGACTTCCAAGTAGTCAACTGCCATCAAATTTGCTGTCAAGTAAATATTTGGTAAAGACCACAAATTATCAAACAGAACCAACTGGTTCAGGATACATTTGGGCTAACGATAGGACTTTTTCAACTGGAGATAAACTATATATTAAAGATTCAAATATTAGTTCTTCAGATATTGACTCAAATCATAAAGTTACTAAACTGAATGGTGTAATACTTAATTATGCCCTTGCCACTCCCATAGAGTACGAACTCGCCTCACCCATACCCGACACGATGCCCGCAGGTACAACCGAGAGGATTATATCCGATAGGTTGCCCGTCACACCTTTCGCTTGTGATATGACCTATGGCGCAAACCCGAAGGATATTTTGGCAAGTGCAGTTCCGTGGGATAGGGTAAGCGGCAAGCCGAAGTTGGAGATACTGAGTGGCAGGTTCTCGGACCCGTTGGTTTCAAATGAGGCTGATAACGGAATCTGGTTCAAGAACACCATAGACGGAAAGAATATGTGTATCAAGTTCGCGGTATCAGACAAGGCCTTCCACTTCACACTCGCTGATGATGACGGAAACCCAGTTCTGACCAAGAGTTTCAACTTTGCGACTTTGGCACAGCAGGATATAATCGACATTTGCGTATAAGACTATGGTAGATAGGGATGATAAATGTTTGGATGGCGAAGGCCTTGAAACCCTCTGGGGACTTGTCAAGGCCCACGTCACCTCAGCCTTGCAGGGTTGGGACGGACGCAATACCAGTACAGAAGGTGTTCATACGTCAAGTATTACGCACGTTGGCACTATCGCTTACGGAACGTGGCACGGCTCTGCAATAGAGGCTGCGTATATAGGCTCAACAGCCAAAGGCCAACTCCTATACGGAAACGGAAGCAACGTGATGGCTCTGCTGGGCATAGGGACTGCAGGTCAGTTCCTCAAGGTTGTGGATGGCGCACCTGCTTGGAGTGACCTTCCAGTGGCCAGTGGTGAAAGCGAAAGTACCTTGGCGGGTATAGTGTCCACTGGCACTCAGAGTTTTGCAGGTCAGAAGACATTCAAGAATACGGCTCATTTCAGCGGTTACTTGTATGCAGATAGCACCTTGTACTGCAATGATATTTATCCTTCATCAAACAACGCAAAGAACCTTGGCCACCAAGATGCTGTTTTCAGTTGGCTGTATATAAACCACATAGTCACACCTTCGGGAAACGGATTGAGGTTCGGTGCAAACAATGGAGACTTTAAGTTCTACAAGAGCAGAGTCGGCTGGTCGGCAAGTGACCTCACATTCTCGATACACAACGCAGGTGGAGTGACGGTGCATAGGGGTAATCTCAATGTAAGTGCAGGAAGTGCCATTATCTCTGGAAACGAGACGGTAGGCGGTAATGTCTCGGTAGGCGGAGGTATCTCAGCAGGAGGAATAGCAGATTTGACAATTTATTAAAGCAAGACATATGAGCATAGTTAAGAACAATACTAGTTACCAAGATTCAAGCGTAACGATTAAGGCCTTGTCGAAGATAACAGACCAGAATATGGATTGGGATATCTACAAGTATGTCAGACTTGTGAATAGCGGTTACCAGTCTTACTATCTGTCTAATTCTGGGTTGTACTTTATGATGAGGTGCGAGTTGCCGGAAAACGCAAACGGATACCTTATGGGTATTAAAGCCTCAAGTTCTCAGAATGCAACCAATACGTTCTATATCAAGATTGAGAATAAGGTCATCACTTGGGTGATAGGTACTACCAGTTACACTCACGCTTGGGAAGAAGGTGTCCACGATATAGGTTGGGTAGACGGAAAGCCACTATATGACAACGAACTTGTAAGCACTACGGCAGTTGCTATGTCTGGAGTACACGGCAACAAGATGGTTATCTGCGGTGTCAGAATAGACTCGAACACTTATGAGTATATCAGCCAGATTGACCTTTACAGAGTCAATATGATGGTATATGCCAGTGTCAATCCTACTGCATCGAGTATCAGTTATCTGGAGTGTTTCTATCCGTGCCCTTCTACATTGAGGAACTCTATGAAGATTCCAGAAGCAAGAATGGTTGTTACCTATAACTCTGGAACAACCAATTCAGCCACCGCTTCAGAAGAGACGGTTACCTACGGAGTCCAGTTGGATGACTTGAGGTATATTACTGGTAGCGGGTATCGTGACTTGATGGCCATTGAGTGTGAGGATAACACCCTTGCTGCTGAGAGTTGGGCGGATGCAGAAGATAGGATAACGAACGATGATGAGACTCACAAGATGGCCTTCAGACTTGCAGACGGAACTGGTGTTCAAGCATCAGACGTTGTTCCTTTGCCTGCTACGTTCAGACTGACTCGCCCAAGTGGTGGTTACAAGTCTGACTTGGATTACAGATACTATATAGGTTCTGGAAGTGTCACAGACCCCAACAACTATTCGGGTTTCTTGCCTTATAAGAAAGGAGACCTCATCTATGGCCGTAAACCGACTTGGCCGTTGTGGGCTGACGGAATCACTTGGGGCAGGTATGTGGAAGGAAGAAGAGTGATGAAGGCAGATGTAAATGAGATATTCCAGAATCTGTATTTCTTGAGGTTCAATATCTTCAAAGACTACAAGGGTGATGACCTGCAGGAACTCTTGGAGAGGTGGGACGGGTTCAATACTGGGGCAGTTCACGCTCCTTCGGCAGAAGTGCTTTCTGGTTTGTATCTTGAGTTTCATAACCGCATCTCTTGTCTGTGTGACGTGTCTACTGCATTGACTGGTAAGAACGCGGGTTCCACTACAGCCAGTTCAGCAGATGACAGAGCAATCTTCAAGTACAGCCTCAGTTCTTCAGTACTTGCAAAGGTGAAGGCTGGAAACCTTGCGCCTTGGGATGTACCTCGCGCCCAACAGACTGGAAACTTCGGTTGGATAGTTCGTGGTCTGACTATAGATTACATCTATGACAACGGCAACAACAAGTATGTGATTGCCCACGCTTCTGCTTATGGTAGCGAGTCTGATGGCAACGGAGGTATAGCCACTTTCGCAAAAGAAAGTACAACAGACAAGACAGCCTTTAGGGATAACGGAGTTCAGATAGAGAACGCTGAATTTGACCACTCGTTGAGCGAAAGTATGTTTGGTATCTTCGCAGTGGATTATAATGGTATTAGAACCAGTGTCTCGCAGGCTACGCTTCATACCTACGTCAAAATGGGACTTTTGCAGAACCAGCCTTCTGAGGAGATAACAGAAATGGGAACTATTCACCTCGATTATATATTGCCGAAAGTAGGAGAGGAAGATATTGTCTGTGCCAATGACCCAGTATCATTCAAGCCGGGAACGTCTACAACGAAAAGCAGATTTCTCGCAGGTGAGTATGGAGGTCTGGCTAAGGTGAATGGAAGCGATTATGAGATACAGATTTTCAGAAGCGGAAGCAATGCTTATTCTGAATCGGTAGACTGGAATACGGATTTCAGATACAAACTGACAAGCAGCACCTTTTTCCAACTTCGTAAGTGTATAGGTTTTGAGTTTGCTCTCAAGGAGAAGGATTCTGATACCTTGCTCGATTTATCCACATCGGCCAACGAGGTTATCTGTTTTATGGACTATAACTATGTAGGTGTAGCAACTCAGAATAACGTAGAGTACAATGTTGCTTTGGGTAGACGTGTTGCTTTTACTACGGCTGAAAGACCAAGAGTCGGTAGTGAAAGTACAGCACCTTGCTGGCAGGAGCCGTTCGCTGCTGAAGACCCTAATATGAGTAAGTGGCTTGTTGGTGCTTCTTTGGGTACCACAGACCACGTTTATCCTTCGGGTATAAGTGTGACTGGTAGCAATGTAAACAATCTTCGTACTGCCGTATTCCGTTGGAAAGACCTCCTTCGTTCTGGTAGCAGTGACTATAACGATTGGAAGAGACCTACCAACAACTCGAATGTAGCACATCCTTCAACGGCTCGTCTGAGGATATTCCAGAAGACAGACGGCCCAGTGGCTTGGGATATAGACATCCAGAACTTGAATAACGGAATAGACGCAATTAGCGGCCAGCAGTTTGTTCAGTTCCAGAAGAGCGGTTCGTATTATAGGTTCTACTTCCTCAATTCTGATAGGATAATGCAGAAGAGAGGATTCGCCACAGAGACTCTCTTATCCTGCACGTTCACCGCTTGGAAACAGCAGAGCGCAGGTGTTTGGAAGCGTTACAATGACGGAGGTAGCGGAAACGTAGACTACAATATCGGAGGCATCAACGTGTATATTGACGAGATACCTCTGCACGATGCACACGAAGAAGCGGAAGTGACAACGGTTGCCCAGTTTACGAATGTGCAGCCGGGTGCTTCGTTAGACTATGGAAACTTCCATTTGTCGATGTCGCAAGCGCATTACAACGCAGACTTTGCTTGGTTGCCCGGCGGTACAAGCAACTATGAGGACTTGGGTGAGAACGGCTCTGGATTGAAAGGATTCTTCGACATCAAGGTTACGATAGACCAGCATCCAGAATTGTGGCACTCTGGCTCATTGTATGTTCTGAGATTCAACGAAACCACTACCTACAATCATCAGCATTATGACGGAACTACCGCATAACATATTGTTTAACTTAAAAGTTTAGTGAAAATGGAAAATTTAGTTTGGACAGCCATCATCGCATTGGTGGCAATCGCAGGAACTCTGACTGATTTCTTCAAGAGATTGTTCAAGGTGGACAAGAAGTGGTTCAATGAGATTCTGTTCATCGTTGTGTCCTTCGGCACGGCCTTCATCGCTTGGATAATAGGTTACCTTCCTACGTTCTTCTCACCAGACTGGGCCTGCGTGCTCTTTGAAGGTCTGACTATCGCAGTCCTCGGCACTTGGACGTACTCGTTTGATTTTGTCAAGAAGATATACGATTTCATCTTCTCGATAATAGACGGAAAGTATTACAGCAAGAAAGACGAGGAAAAGAAGGAGGAATAACAGAATCGGTACTCCAAACTGGGGCAGGTCGAAAGGCTTGCCCCTTTGTTTTGCACTAGAGTAAAATAAAACCTTCGGAAAGTTTGCATTAAAGTAAAATGTGTGTATCTTTGTCGCAATGGAAAGAATTGCTCATAGGGTTTTAGTCGAGAGGAAGTATGCAGGCTGGTCGCAGAAGCATCTTGCGGAGGTGGCCGGACTCTCGGTTACTACCATAAACCATATAGAGAAAGATAAGAACACAGACCTTGAGACCATTCAGAAAATCGAGAAGGCCTTGGGTCGCAAACTATACTGATATGTCGGATAACAAGTTGATTGAACTGGTCAAGTTGTGGAGGGAAAAGGAGAATAGGCCTTTTGAGGAAACCTTCTACGGCCTAAAGTTCGAGACGGCGGACGGGTCAATTTTCGAGTTATTCGCATCGCCAGTCAATATAGGTGGTAAGTTGTGGTGGGGATGTCTCAGAAGGAAGGATGGCGAATCGGGAGGC